GGACGCTCACGGTGACATCCAGGTTGCCAACGTGCGGCGGGTTTTGGTTGCCGCCGACATAGGTCGCCACCACGCAAGGCATGGCTTTGATGGTGTCAGATGTGCCAGCGTAAACAGGCACGCCAACCTTGCCGCTCAAATATGCTTTAAAAGCTGCCTCTGTTTGTTTGCGGTAACTCATAGCTTCCTAGATGCAAACCTAGCCGGCGCGTTTTTGTGGTCCATGATTGCCCAGTCTTTTGGAATCTTGCGGCGAATGTATTTTATCATGTCGCGCGTCTCAGCGTTTAAGGCATAACGCAACCCCTTTTTTGCAGCGCTATTTGATGCGCTGTTTTTTGCCGTGTTTTTACCGCTTGCCATTGGGCGCAATGCTCCAATGCGTCGCTCTGGTCGGCCTTCGCCTTTAGCTTTTCCTAGTTGATTCCTTCGGCGGCTTTGCCTGACTTGACGCGGCGGCCTAATGTAAAGCCCAAAATCTTCAGCGGCCCCAAGAAATGCGGATGAATAAAACCCAACGCCTTGACTCCTGTAATAGATTGTCCGGTCAACAGCTTTTTTCATTGGCTTTCCCCATAACCCTTTCCTTCCTACTTGGCCCCTTGCGTAATTAACAAGAATGGCACCCACCGGCGCTTTTGGGTTGATTCTGGAAGGTGCAAGCATCTCTCTTTTTATGTCGCGCTTTTTGACTTTTTTGGTCTTGCCTGCTGCTTTTAGCGAGATGTTGAAAGCTCGCTTGTTGACCTCATTTGTAAAACTGCGCCCTGAATACCTAATGTATTCAGAAACCATCTTATTGAAGCGCCGCGTGTCAAAATCAATTGTGACGGTTGGCGGTTTCATTGCTTTTTCATCAACCCAAGCTCAAAGCTCGCGTCATTGGTCAAAAGTTGCTGAATCTTGTAACGCTTGCCGCCCTTGGTTAGCGTGGCGCCCACAATCGGTTTGATGCCTAAATCGGCCCATTGCTTGCGGTTGGTGGTCAAGGTCAGGTCGTAGCCTTCCAACATGCCGCCTTCTTCGAGCTCTTTTGTTTCCGTGTTGCCGCTCTCAACGCAGCGCAAAACGTTGCCGTGATAATCAAGCAAACCGCCGGCCAATCGCTCAATCTCAACTTGTTGCTCGTAAAGCAAACGCGAGCGGTGGTGCCCTTGGTCGATTGTGTCGCTGTCCAGCAAGTTGCCGTTGTTGGTTTGAAAGGCGTCAATGCGATAGGTGCCGCTGCCGTCTGGCACGTTAAGCGATACGGTGGCAGCGTCGGTCCAGTCGCTTGAATACACCTGGATTGTATAAGCATCCGCACCAAACTGCGCACCGTCGGCGGTAACGCGGAAAAGGCGGTATCCGCTCGCGATGTCATCAAAATTCATGACGCCATCAGTGAACACAACAGCGGCCCAACTTGTGGGCGCTGCGCTGGTGGTTGTTTCATAGAGCCAACCTGCGCGGGTGTTGATGATTCGAGCGTCTGGCATTAATTAAAAAACCCAGGCGGGCTGGTTGCCCTGCCGCGCCTGGGTCGGGTGTGGTGACCTAACGAACAAACAACGAGCGAATCAGGCGGTTGCCTTTTTCTTGGCGGATTTGGCTTTGGCTTTAGGAAGCGCGAGCGGTAGGTCTGCGCGCTTCCAATAAGGTGGTTTGCGGTAAACACTAACGCCGGAATATTTGCCGGACGGGTTCTCGCGTTCTGCAATAAATGCGGCCTTGCATGTGTCTGGGTCGCCCATGGCAATGAGCTCGGGCGAGCCATCAGGCAAAAATCCAACAGTGAATGAGGTCTTAAATATCATGATGATTTATTGGTCGGTGATTCTGATTAAAGCGTTTTGATTTCCCACGCTGCACCCGTAGAGAATGCTAACCGTGAGATACCACTTGCCCTCGGTCGGGCGGTAAAATTTCCTAGTCTGAAATGGCAATCCGGTGCGCGGTTCAATGTTGTCGATGACTTCCACATTGCCGTAAGTCGGGCGGCTTACCTGGCGCGCTGCAATGCATAGTGCGCTCGGGTGACAGTAAAATCCTTGCAGGTTGTTGCCGGTCGGTATGTCTTGGTATTCGGCAACACCAAATCCGTGAATGCTTGAAAGCTCGCCCTCCTGGATGGGTTGCGCTGTGCCGTAGGCACTGGCGTCAATGATGGCGCCGTCTTTAGACAGGCTTGCTGTGTAAGACGGGTTAAGCATCGCGGTTCTCAGCGACCGTGGGCACCCATTATCCGAAAGCGTCGCGGCAGCGCTTGCCAAGTCATCACTGTCGAAATTGGCGGCAGTCCTGACTTGGGAGGCGCTAAAGTTGCCAGGCGTAACAAGCCCAAGCAAATCATCGGCGACACCTTTTGCAGTGGCATCTATCGCAGGGCGCAAAAAAGTGCGCTCCAAAATGGTCGGGCTTTTGAGCTTTGAAATCTCAAAGTCGGTAAACGCCATTGAAAAGCCCTTAAACTTATTAAGCTGAATGCTGATGCCCGTGCTTGTTACATCGCTGGCGCTGTAGTCAGTTGACAAGTCTTTAACTGAAACGGAGGAAGGAACGCGGGTGGTTACACCATCACCGCGCTCCCTCACTTCCGTCGAGAAGTTGCGACTTACAAGCGAAAAAGCAAAAAAGTTGGAGGACAACAAGTCGAGCATTTGCTCGCTCACCGCTTCCAAATAGACGCCGCTTGCAAGTGCGTTTGCCATGTTATTAAGCAGACTTAATGCGCTTCAGTGCGGCACCGTTTCCAACGGCAACACCGTAGAGCACACCCATGGACAAGTAGTGCTTGCCGGCGGTGTTGTCATACCAGGTTCGGAGCTGGATAGGCAGCCCGGTGGATGGGTCGGTGATGTCGGCAACGCTCACGCTACCGTCTGAAGGTGCAGCAGGCTGGCGGGCGGCCAAACACAGAGCGGAAGGATGCAGCGCAATGGCGGCAAGGTTTTCGCTGTTGGTTGGGATGCCGGTGTATTCGTAAATGCTGAAACCGTGCGCCTTCTGGACAATGTTGTCTTGAATTGGTCCAGCATTACCGTATGCCGATGCGTCTTGAACCAAATTGTCTTTAGCAAGCGAGGCATAGTAAGAACTCGGCAAGACCAGTGCTCTTTCCGATTTTGGACATTTGGCGACTGTTAAATCCGATGCCAAATCTGCCACTTCGTCTAAATCGAAATTAGCAGCGGTGATTACCTCGTTGGCGCTAAAGTTAGCGTTTAGCACCAGGGCGAGCAAGTCGTCCATGACTGCATCCAAGGTGACTTCTAGCGCAGGCGCCAGAAAAATGCTGGACAACCAATCGAAGTTGCCAGCCTTGGAAACCTCAAGGTCAGTAAAGGCCATTGAGTAGCCTTTGAACTTGTTAAGGTTAATTGTGATGCCTGTCGATGTGACATCGGTGGCGGTGTAACCAGTAGACAAGTCGCTTACGGTCATGCTGGAAGGCACCCGCGTGGAGACCGATTCGCCGGCGCCGCTGATGTCGGTTGAGAAATCGCGAGCAAAAGCGCGCAATGGGTGAAACTGGGTCGACAAGTAATCGAGAGATTGCTCGGCAATCTGGTCGATAAAAATGCCGCCATTCGTAAATGTGTTAGCCATTTTTTAGAGTCTTTCTTTAATGTTTTTGAGGTAGAAAGCGCGGCGCTCTTGGCGGTCCTCGATGGCATTATATTGCTGCCATAAGGTGTCCATAGATGCCTCGGGTGCCGGCTCTTCGGTGGCTTCTTCAACTGGTGCCTCAACGCCAACAGATGCGGCGATTTCAACCGCCTTTTCCGCTGCGCTCTTCTGTTGCTCCTCAAGAAGTAAATTCGTCTCCTCAAGCAATTTGACTTTTTGCTCGAGTGCTTCGATGTCCTCGGCGTGTTGTGCGCCAAGTTTGGCAACCTCGTCGGCGTGGCTGGCTGCCGCGCCTTCGATTTCTGCCTGCAAGTTTTTGTTTGCCACGGTGGCTTCTTCCAATTTGCCGGAAAGGCTGGAGAGCTCTACGTTGGCTTTGACTAAATCAAGGATGGTTTTCATGGTGTTTTGTTATGAATTGTTAAAGGTTGGTCATGAGCGCAATCACGTCTTGAAGGTCGTCAATTACGCCGTCTGCAAGGCCCGCTTCAACTGCCGAAAGTCCTTCGTAAACTTGGCCGGTCATTGAATCGCCTGGCACGGTGCGCTTGACGTTGATGTCGTCTTTGAATCGGTCGTGCCATTTGTTGACATTGGCTTGCAGGCGCTCGCGCGCTTCGTCGCTCAATGGCTTGAAGTCGGCATAATCAAGCTTGTTCTCACCGGCGGCGATTGCGTTGACGCGCAGGCCCTGGTTGCGCAGGTATTCGCTTTGGTCGAGCAAGGCAATGTAAACGCCCACGCTTCCCACTTCGGCGCTCTGACTCAAAAGCACGTTGTCGGCTTGGCTGGCTATCCAGTAGGCCGCGCTGGCGGCGGTGCCTTCTGTGTAAGCCACAAGCGGCTTTTCAACGGCGCGCATCTTGGCGGCAAGCTCGGGCAATCCTGTAATGGTGCCGCCAGGTGAGTCGATATGCAGCAAGATGGCGGTGACGTTCGGGTTGGCATCTGCCTCGGCCAGTTGGGTGGCAATGTCGTCGTAATCGGTCATTCCAAACATGAGCTCCCAATCCGTGAGCATTTTGCCCAGGGGGCCGTGAATGTGGATGATGGCAATGCCGTCCACTTCTTCGGGCGTGGGTGGCTCATAAGGGCCGCCGTCTTCGTCTTCTTCGTAATGATACGCTTCAGCGGCAGCAATGAGCGTGCTGTGATATTCTGGGCGAATAGCCCATGGCTCATGTGCCAGCTTATGCGTCAATTTGGTTTTCATTATTAAAAACTGGGTTGGGTGTCCTTTGGCTTAAAAGGTGCAAGGCGGTCTCCATTGAAACGCTGTAATCGTCGGCCAACCGCTTGGCGCGCTCTAACAGGTCGCTGGCTTCGCGCTCTACCTGGTCGCGCATGTCTTGCCAATCGTGCCCGCGTTCGCCGGCATCTTCGCGCATGGTGCGCAGGCCCATCTTTATGGCGTCCTGGTTGGCGCGTGCTTCGCGGCCAAGGTCCACCGTGATTTTTTTGGGTGCCTGCCAGTTAACGCGCCACCAATTGTCGCTTGGCGGCAGGTCGCCGCGCTTAATACCGCGAGCAATGACCCAGCCCCACACGCGATTGCAAAATCTGGAAACTAAAAGGTCTTGGCGCTCTTCAAATCGGCGGGCGGCTTTTTCTAAAATGAACCGGCTTGCGGTTCCTTGTTTGGAGGGTTCCACCACGAATTCGTAAGGAACGCCAAGACCTAAAGCCACGTCTCTTATCAGATACTCCAAAAAGCCAGCAAATGCGGGGGACGGTTTATTGCTGGCAAAACTTTCGATGGATTCGCCAATTTTAAGGCGGGGCACCATGCCGGCTTGGAATGTGTCCCAGGGCACTGTGCCGGTGTCGGCGGCAGCATAACCGTCTTCAATCAGGCTTGTGCCATCATCAGCAATGCCGCCTTGTGTAGTGATAGCCATGCCCACGGCGCTGTTCATCTTTACGCCAACCTTTTCAAATTCAAGGATGTCAACAGCGTCTCGGATGTGGTCAATGGCGTGGGTCAGCGCTGACACGCCGCGCAACTGCGCCACGCGGTCGGGGTCATAGACAAGAATAAAATTGTTTGCGCTTATCGAGCGATAATCATCGCCATCCTTGACGATGTAAGCAGTGGGCCGGCCTGCTGGCGATACCTTCACGCCGTCGTGCCCTTCGCCGTAAAATTGGGCGCCCTCGCTTAGGATGTTGTGAGACTCGACAAGCTGAAGTTGGGGAAAGGCATCTTGCCGGCCAACCATCAAGAAGCCAATGTCACCATCTACGTCCATGCGGATGGACGCAAGGCGCTGCATTTGGCCGAAGTTGAATTGCCCATCAACGCTGCAAACCTTCGACCATTCGGCAAAATAGCTCTCATAATCTTTGGACGCATCGCCGGCCTGGCTTTGCGGCTTTAATCCAGGGCCAAGGGCGTAACGGCTAACATCATTGACCGCGCCTCGCACCATGCCGTTGTTGGTGTAAAGCCAGCGCGCAAAACCCATTAACCGGCGCCTGGCCCCACGGTTTAGAGTGTTGCTGATGTCGCTGACAATGTAAGGCAGCGATGTGCGGAACCGGTTGGATTCCGTGCCGCGGTAATGGCTGGTGATGCTGGCCCGCTTTTTGGGCGCTGCATCAAAGGCGATAGGGCGCCCGTTATGGTCAACAAGGTCGCTCATCTGGAAAAACGTGCAAAGGTCATGCGAGCCGGTTTGGTGCCGGTCACAATGCCTTTTTCAATTAAAATGGGGGTAAGTTGTGCGGCGAGCTCGTCGGTAGGCATGACAAGCTCACGCGTGCCGCTTTGGCTAGCGTTCGAAAAGCTAACTGAAACGGACCCAGACAATATAGCGTCCGCAACCCTTTGTTGAAGGGTTGTTAACCAAGAATTTGATTGGAGCCGGAGAAATCCGCTGATGTCACTTGCCATCTATAAATAGGTGGCAATTTGTAAAAAACCAACCTAGTCAGCGGTCGAAAATAGCTTGGCAATGGAAGCGGCCACCACTTGCATCAGCTCGCAATCCCATGCGTGATTTGCTCTAAATGAAATCCAGCGCAATGTGGTGCGGCCATGCTTGTCCAGCACCTCTCTTTTGCGTTCACTGTCGATTTGCTTGGCATATTCGTCGGCCAAATCGCCTAGGTCGCACACTTCCCAAGGGTGACTTTTGCCGCTTTTAAGGAGTTGCAAAACATCTTTGGTGGTAGGGTTGGACCACCTAAAGACCGGCGGCGCTGTGCGGCCTGTAGCGCTCACGCGGGTTGGTTTGCTGAACATGCGGCGCACGGTGTGCCCGTTGATGTTGTGCGCGTAGTCGATAACATCTTCGCCCCTCATCCCCATCCAACCATAGCGCCCGCACTCGGCCAACACTCTGGCGCGTTGGTAGCCAACATCCAAAAAGGTGCGTTGTGGCGCAACATTGAATTCCTTGCGCATGTTTTCGATGTCCTCAAAAGAAGTCAGGCGGCGAAAAGTAAGCAATCGGCTGGCGCCTGTTTTGCTCCATGACCGGCAAACCGCCCAGAATTCCTCAAGGTATGCTTGAACGTCGACGGTCAAAAAGCGCGTGGCTTCGTCCTCCCATTCGGCGCCTGGCTCATAATCTTTAACGACCACCTTTTCAATGTCGACGTGGTTGGTGGCTTTCCAAGGCTCTGCCAGTCTCAGGGTCACAAATTCGCGCAGCGGTTGAATATAGCCGGCAGCGGCGTGCTGTTTGGCGCGCAAGAAATCAACCACTAGGTCGGCCCATGGCATCACTGAAGGCGGCAATGATAGCTGATTGAACGAAAACGAGCGCACCCTTGGCGTCGGGTTTGGGTTGCTGGCTTTGTAGCCGCCGCGACTCATGGCGCGCCAATTGGCCTCGGTGTTTTCGTGTGAGTGCTCGCAATGGGGGCAAACCATGCGCACGGTTTTGGCAACTTCCTCATAATCCCAAACGCCGTTGGGTTTGGTGGTTTCGTTAGCATCCCACCTCACAACCTCATAAAATGCCGGCGCAAAAAGCTCGTTGCATCCTTGGCATTGCAAGTGCCAATGCTCACAAGTGCCCGCTTGAAAAGCCGCGTCAAAGTCGCTGCCTTCTTCTTCGGGCGTGCTAGACAACCAGTGTTTGCGGTTCCAATAGCGTGTTGTCCTTGCTCGGGCACGCGCCAGCATACCAGGGCGCCAGGCGCTTACCTCATCGCCAAACAGCCAGCGGATAGACCATGACCGCAAAAAGTTGTTATTGGCGGCGCCAAGCTTCAACGTGCAAGTCGTCAAAAATAACTCGGTGTTAGTTTTGCGATGCCGGTCGCGCGGGAATTGCTCGCGAATAGGTGCGCATGATTCGAGCATGGGCATCAGCCGCTCCTTGCTAAAGTCTTTGGCGGCATCTTCGTCCTGCATCACCGCCATGGTTGGCCCTGGGTGGTTGGCTATTGCCCAAGCGGTCGCCACTTGCATCGAGACGGTTTTGCCGGTCTGAGCGGCGCAATTTAAAACCACCTCCTCGATGCTTGGGTCGGCAAAGGCTGCCAGCGGCTCAATTAGCCAAGGCGTTTCGCTGGCGCGGAATTGGTTGCCATAAGGCGATTCTCTCAGACGCACATGCTCAAGCGCCCAGTCAGGAATGGTCGCCGTGTCCTTTTTGGCAAAGGCAACCTTGCAACAGTCTCTAATAATTGCCTGCATGCTTGCTCAAGGCATCGCGCACCTTGGTGTTATACTGGGCAATGATGGGTTGCGCTTCGGTTGGTGTAAGGCCCGCCACCAAAGGCGGCAGCTTGGCTTCTTGCTCATCCAGGTGCTTGGCAAATTCTTGGCAAATAGCCATCACGCCAGCGCGCACATCTTCGCGGTCCAACACCTTGCCGCGCATTCCTTCAAGCTCAACGTCCAGCTTTTCAACTTGGCGCCTGATTTTCTCAACCTCGTGCCATTCCTTGGTGCCTGGCAGCGCTTGGTTGCCGGCTTCGGTTTGCCGTGCCTCCAGCGCATCGCGCACGTCTTCGGGTCGGTAAAGGTGAGCGCCACGGGTGCCAACCTTGGCCACTGGAACGCGCGCCAAGAAGTTGCGCGCCTCTGTCTGTGACACCTGCAAAAACTGCGCAACGTCATTGATGCCAACGTGCTCGCGCCCTTTCCATGTATCTGTGTCTGTTTGTTTTTGCTGGTTGGTCATGCGTTTCTATCGTGCTCGTG